GGGGTCCGAATGGCTCGGCAGGAAGGTCCGCAAGGGCAAGGTGCTCCTCATCGACAACGAACTGCACCCCGAGACGGGCCTGCAGAGGCTCCATACGGTCGCCAGAGGCGTCGGTGCCGACCTGGGGGCCATCGACGCCCAGCTGCGCATCGCGTGGCTCAGAGGGGCTTCCGCGGGCTTGGAGGAGATCGAGGAGGCCATCAGGTCGGAGCCGAGGGGCACCTACAGCGTCATCGCCCTCGATGCGTTCTACAGGTTCATCCCGAAGGGCACCGACGAGAACGCGAACGGCGACATGGTGCAGCTCTACAACCACCTCGACCGGATCGCTGCATATGCAGGGGCGGCCATCGTCAACGTCCACCATGCCTCGAAGGGCGACCAGAGCCAAAAGGGAACGACCGACGTCGGTTCGGGCGCCGGCGCCATCTCGAGGGCGGTCGACACCCACATCGTCTACCTCAGGCACGCCCAGGAGAACTGCGTGACCATGCGCGCGGTCTGCCGTTCGTTCCCGCCGCCGAAGCCCTGCGTCCTGCGGGTCGAGCCGCCCAGCGTGACCATCGAGACCGAGATGGACCCGGATGACCTCTGGACGCCCAGGAAGGCGGCAGGCGCCAGGCAGCGCGCCTGGACGGTGGACGAGTTCGTCGCGGCGTTCGTGGACGGAAAGGCGACGAAGCGGGAGGTCGTGGAGCGCGCCATGGGGATGTTCGTGCCGAAGGACCGAGCCCGCGAACTGGTCGAGCAGGCCATCGAGCTCGACCTGGTGGAGGTCAAGACGGTGAAATCCGACTCCGCGGGACGCCCGAGGATGGTGCTCGAGAAGGTCTGATGTACCCTAACGGGCGTTCGGGGAATTATTTTCGGCGGCTCTATATAGAGATACTGGAAAATAATCCCCGCACTAAAGTAGCGGGGAATTTTCCACTCCAGTACCGCCGAAAAGCAAAAGGGTCCATCCGTGGCGAACTCGAGAGAAAAGGGAGCTCGTGGAGAACGGGAATTGGCTGACGAGCTCAATCGGCGCGGGATGATGTCGCGCCGAACGGTTCAGTACTGCGGCAATTCTGGAGACGCCGCGGACATCCGCCTCGAGGGCACGACGCTCCATGTCGAGGTCAAGCGGTGCGAGCGCGTCAAGCTGCGGGACTGGATCATCCAGGCGCATCGGGACGCGCATGGCCGTCCCTGGGTCGTCGCGACGAGGCAGAACGGCGGGCCGTGGCTCATTGTGCAGACCCTCGATGCGTGGGTCATGGACAGCGTCCACGCAGCCCATGCGATCCAGCATCGCGAGGAGGTCATGCGTGAAGCGATTCGAGCATCGTCTGCCGGGCAAGGTGTTCCTGGTCAAGGGAAAGCGCCTGTGCGGACAGAGGTGGACGAACCTGCGTAACAAGTGGCTCAGGTGGAACCCGACCTGCGCGTCGTGTGGGCTCGCCGGCGAGGAGGTCCATCATGTCGTGCCGAGGTCCGTCGCCCCGGAGCGGACCTTCGACCTGAGCAACCTTGAGACGCTCTGCCGAGCGTGCCACATTGCGAAGCATGGTAAAAAACCGCATTATTGAGCCAAAAACGCGGTTTTTGCCTTCGGAGACGGGGGGGTAGGTTTTTGAGGAAAATTGGAGGTTTAAGGTGCCGCCTGCAAAGTCCGAAGCACAAAGAGATGCGACCGCCTACAACGCGGGCGTCCTGGACGGGTCCATACCATCTGGAAAGTGGCTTTACGCGGCCGCGCAGCGGTTCGAGCGCGACCTGGGGCGGTCCGACCTGCGGATGAACTGGGACCGCGTGCAGGACATCGTCGACACCTGCGCGACGCTTCCCCTGGTCGACGACTACTCGGGCGAGCGTTTCATCCTCAACCCGTGGCAGGTGTGGGTCGTCGCGCAGCTCTTCGGGTGGGAGTGGCTCGACGGCACGCGGCGCGTCAAGTTCGCGATCCTGCAGGTGGCGCGCGGGAACGGAAAGACGACATTCGCGGCCGCGCTCGCCGTCTGGGAGTTCCTGACGGCGCCAGGCCGCCGGGTCCATGTGATAGCGAACAAGGAGGAGCAGGCCATGATCGCCGTGGACCGGGCGCGGCTCATGCTCCGGTCCCGCGAGACCGACCTGCTCAAGGTGCTGCACAACCGGGTCGAGGACCGGGAGCGCGACTGCGTGATCTCGGCGCTCAAGACGAGCGCGTCGAGCCTCGACGGGCTGACGCCGAGCCTCTGGATCGGCGACGAGGTCGCGGAGTTCAGCGACCGGGAGATCCTCGCCAAGCTCGAGACGACCGCCGGCAAGCGGCGGAACTCCCTTGGGCTCGTGATCTCGACGCCCGCCGCGGATGCCGAGGGCCTGTTCGCGGAGAAGATCGCCGCCGGCGAGCGAGTCCTGTCAGGCGAGGAGGAGGACGACGCGTTTATGCCGATCCTGTACGGCATCGACAAGGACGACGACCTGGCCGACGACGCCGCATGGCCGAAGGCGAATCCGAACATGGCGCACGGGCAGCCGGCCGCCCGCGACCTGCGCACCATGTGGAACTCGAAGAAAGGATCGGCGATCGGTCGCGCCGAGTTCTCGAGGTACATCTGCGCGCGGGTCGGCGAGGAGACGGGCAACTGGCTCGACATGGCGTTCGCGCCGGCGCCCGAGGCGATCGACTGGGAGTCGCTGCGCGGGCGGCAGGCGTGGCTCGGGCTCGACCTGTCCAAGTCGCTCGACCTCTCGGCGCTCGTCGTGGCCGTCCCGCTCGACGACGGGCGGGTCGCGATCCGCGGAAACTACTGGTGGCCGTCGGAGAACGTCAGGCAGCGCGAGCTCGACTACCGCCTGCCCGTGCGGAACTGGGCGGCGACGGGGAAGCTCACGCTCACGCCCGGACCGGACATTTCCTACTCCACGATCCTCGAGCGGCTGAAGCAGATCGCCGAAGAGTTCCAGGTCATGGCGGTCGCATACGACAAGTGGGGCGCCAAGATGTTCGCCGAGCAGGCGGTGGGCGAGGGCCTGCCGCTCACGCTCTATTCGCAGGGGATCGCGACGATGGGGCCGGGCTGCCAGTTGTTCCAGCAGCTCTGGGTCGGGCGCAAGTTCGTGGTCGGCGACGACCCGCTCTTCCGCAACGCCTGCGCCCAGGCGGTGCCGATCCGCGACTCGAACGGCAACATCAAGGTCAACAAGGCGCGCAGGACGCACCTCATCGACCCGCTCGTCGCCGCGATCATGGCCGTGCATTCGTGGGGCGGAGAGACCCGCAGCGGATACGCGGATCTGTAGTTTCGCGCCGCTGCGCGCTTGATGTCTGCGCCATGATCCTCGCGTGATCCGCGACGCATTGCGCCGATGGCTTGTCGGTCCGTGGAGCGCGACCATGCTGGAAAGCGGTCCGCGCTCTATCCCATTCGTCGGCCCGACGACGGCGCTTCGGTGGACCCCGGTGTACCGCGCGGTCACGCTGATCGCAGGCGACATCGCGAGGCTCGACGTCGAGGTGTCCGCACCCGGCGCAGCGTCGCTGATCGCGTCGCCGAGCACGATGATGAGCGCGTTCGAGTTCCGGCGCGCGATGACGATGCAGGTTCTTCTCTACGGCAACGCGTTCGCGGCGATCAACCGGACGCGCGGCGGCGAGCTTCTCGAGCTCATCATGCTCGACCCGGGATCGGTGTCGCTCGATGTCCAGGGCGCGCGTCCGTTCTACAAGACGCAGGCCTACGGCGACCTCGCGCTCGAGGACGTGTTCCATATCCGCGCGCCCGGTCTCTCGGGTCTCTGGGGCGAGTCGCCGATCAGCCTTTGCCGCACCTCGCTCGAGGTGCTCGCCGCGCAGGAAGAGATGGCGAAGGTCTCGTATTCGAACGCAGGGAACCCGAAGATCGCGATCACGGGCCCCCAGAAGTTCGTGCCCGAGCAGGCCCAGAAGATCGAGCAGTACTACATGGACCGCCACTCGGGCAGCGCGAACGCCGGCCGGCCGATGGTCCTGCTCGAGGGCATGAAGGTCGAGCGGATCTCGAGCACGCTCGACGACACTGGACTCGCCGCCGCGCGCGACTACTCGATTGACGATGTATCGCGAATCTTCGGAGTTCCAGGCCTCTATCTCGGCAAGGCAGGCGCAGGCAACGCGTACGGATCGCTCGAGTGGACCGGGCGCCAGTATGTCGACGGATGCCTGCGGACCTGGCTAACGGCATGGGCGAGCGAGATCAAGGCGAAGCTCGCCGGTCCGTCTGAATCCGTTTCATTCGACGTGGACGACCTCCAGCGCCCGGGCCTCGCTGAGACGATGGCAGCTCTGCGCACGGCCGTCGAGGCGGGATTCATGACCCGCAACGAGGCGCGCGAGGAGCTCGACATGGCGCCGCTGCCCGGGCTCGACGACCCGATCGTCGCCAAGAACATGGGCACCGGCGGCGGGACCACAAACATCGGCACCGACACGAGTGCAGGGAGCGCAGATGATTTCACGGCGTGACTTCACCGCAGCCGAGCAGACGATCGACGGGCGCACCCTCGCGGGATACGCCGCGGTCTACGGGCAGGACTC